GCTGTAGAGCGGCTCTCCAACGGTCGTGAATGTTCCAACCCTGCCCCACTCTTTCAACGCAATCGCATCCCACAACGCAGCACAGACAACAAGAATATGTGAGAGACACACAGTCATGACCAGCACTGCCGCCAGCATACCACGCAGAGAAACACCGAAGATGTTAGAATCCTGCGGCACGGTCCCGACTTCCTTTTTTACCAATGTCGTTTCTTCTGTCATTGGAACGCCTTGGCTGCTTCGACAACCAAAATATGGGTTTTGCCGTCGCTCATGGCTCGACGGAATATTCGGCTACGATATCGGTATCAGCGGTGCCGAAGCCCGTTAGCTTCAGCAGCGCCGTTTTGTTGGCCGCGATGCTCGCCGGCAACGCTGCTCCCATCGATACCCAGGACGGAAAGGTGAAGTTGCGTAGCGAGCCATCCGATTTAATCTTTACCAAGAGCCGCTTCCCGGTCCCTCGATTGCTGGTCGTGAACGTGATGTCTCCCGTCAGGTCCACCGTTTGCACGCCGAACGTATCGAAGTCCAGAGCCACGCTTGCGGCATAGGTCAGCGTCTTGACCGCGCTCGCCTCCCGCAGGTCCATGCTGCCGCACAGTTCCCAGACTTTCTCATTCGTGGATGCAGCGTAATCATCTGGTCGAATGATGAACGGTGAGGACTCGGCATCCGTTCCGGCTCGAAGTCGATAGACGCTAATCATTCCGCCGATAAGCACGAACACCGGGAATGTCGGATTGATTGTGAGACTGATGCTCGCCGTAACGATTGCGTCCAAGGTCAGCGCCAACATGATGCTCGTGCCCGTCGCACTGCTACCACCGCCAGCAGTGAACACAGGAGACGGCGCGCTCGTATAACCCGTGCCCGGATTCGTGATGGCCACACTGCGGACAATTCCACTGACGGCTGTGGCTGTGCCGGCGGCTCCTGAACCGCCGCCGCCGGAGAACGTCACTGCGAACGAAGAGGAATAACCTGTGCCGCCATTCGTCACGACAACTGAATCAACAGCACGAGTGCCGCCTGTCAGTGCCGTGACGCGGGAACTGAGGCGCACTCGATCACCTACGCTGTGGATAATGTCGGTCAGCTTCATTGCGCTTTAGCCTTGCCGCACTTTTCATGGTGCCCCTTGGGCTTTCCGCAATGACGAGTGCCGGACCATTTCCATCCATCAATTAGAACTCGATATCGTTTCCCGCACTTCGTGTTTGTTTTAAGCAGCGTCATTGTAAATGTTGTTTCTAGCGTCGAAGTAAACCCCCAAAACCTCATCAATGGAAGTCCAAAGAAGATCCTCGGTGTCGCTCGAAATCAAGTTGTAGAAATTACCCAGCGCATCATCAATGTCACTCACGTCACTGTAGCCTGCAGCATTCTGTGCCAGGAAATACTGTCCCGCCAACCAGTCGAACAACTCATAAGTCGTCCATGCCCTCGCGCCCCAATCAGGATCGAACGTCCCATCGGGTGACATTGTTGTGTCATCTCGGTCATAAATCACTGGGTCCACGTCAGCCAACAGTTGATCGTCAAACGGACTTCCTACCGCAACCTTAACGTAGCGCATCAGGTCCGTATCTGGGTTACTGCCATCTGGATTGTTCGGCGGGTTCGGTGCGTTACGCTCAAACTGAATCGAGTCGCTCCCGACAATCGCGAAGTCCTCTTTCTCCCCGAAATAAATATTCTCCGTCGGTCCCTGTTGAGGGTCTGCTACCGTTTCCAGTTCCAACGCCTCGGTGCCGAAAGCCTCCGCCACAATCTCAATGTCATACACGTCAGCCGATACCGCAGCCAAATATCCATCCAACACTTTCCGCAACCATTGTGTGTTGACCTGATGCACATTGCTCGGTGTGCCGCCAAGCCGCACACTCCTTCGTGCTGCCACACCATAGATGTCCATCGCACTTTCCATCAGCGTCGAAAAGTCCGCGAAATCCCACGTATTAGGAATGCGAATGCGCAATAGCCAGTTGCCAGCCTGCCGGATCTTGTGCCACCCCAAGACAATCGCGTGAAGCGGAAACGAGCGTTGCGTTGCTACCAAGGTGTAAGACTTCAGGCTCGGGTCCCATGTCCAGTAAACCTTAGCTTGGATCAGATAAGCTGTGCTTCGGTCGAATACTGCGAGGAAACCGTCATCAAACTCAGGCCGCAGCGCCGAGGGAATCACAGCTATCTTCGGTGCCACACTGACCAAAGGAAATTCATTCGTCCCATCATCGTCCACCACTGGCGGCGTGTCGTCCTGATCGTCGGGCAACGTAATCTGGTTCTCTTCCTCCCGCGCCAGCTCGACCATGGCTTGCACTCGCACCTCTGGCTCTTCCGGTGTCCCTCTTGTAATGTCGATAATACGACACGCCTCTTCGTTCAATCCCAGCTTCGGCCATGTGATCCGAACCAACTGTCCAGGCACCAAGTCGCCGTGCTCGGGAATCAGCTTCAACTCATATACCAACGGAGGCACACCGCCTTGAATCCCTTTTCGTTTGACGATTCGGTTTGCGACGTTGTGCCGTATGATCCACGGGAACTGAAATTCCTTGTCCACCAGTTGCCCCGTAATGACAGCGTTCGCCGGATCATCCCACGTTGCCACTTCCTCGCTGAAGTCGCGTGAGCCTTGGCCGTTGCGATAGATGACGCGCGTCAGGTTCCACGTTTCGTTCAAGCCTCGGTTGGCCAGCTTCGGTTCATCTGCGAAATCCGCATCAGTCAGTTCTGGAGCCAGAGCCGCATTCTCTTTGCGAATCAGTTTCAGGAATATCTTTCCTTCGTGGAAATATGGAAACGCTTGGACATACTCGAACAGCTTGCCGATGAAATCGCGCAGCGTCTGATTCTCGTCCAGCAACGGATTCAGTCCGGTACTTTCGGACAATAAGGCCAAAGCCACATCCACGAACGAATCAAGGTCAAAGTAATCCGGCGATAGGCCCATGCCCCAAAAGGTATTCGTGAACGCTTCATAGAGCACCTCTGGCACATGGGCGTCGCCGTAAATTTCATGCATCAGATAAGCCACTGCCGTGGCCCCCGAACCGCCGCCGCCGGTTACAACAATGGCCGGCGTGCTGGTGTAATCGTGACCGAAATTATCCATCACGATTCTCCGGACTTTACCTCCTACAATTTCCGCATGCGCCGATGCATCGGCACCGCCACCTGAATTGATTTGGACGGTTGGCACACTCGTATAGCCCGATCCTTCATTCGTGACATTGATGCGTGTCACGCGCTGGCTCAGAGCCGTCAATGCTGTGCCAAATTTCGAGATGAGAAAACTAAGAGTGGGAGGAGCCGGCGTCCCGCCGAACTGAAAGTTATCCAGCACGGCATAACACACACCATGAAACGGACTCATAGGGACTACAGAACCATTAAGCTTCAGTCCGGATAAAAGACTATTTGTCGTCTGCGTCATCGTCCCCCAATAGAAATGAAGCACTCCAATTGTTGTCGTCAGCGTTGTCTTTCCCTGCCCATCCATCGATGTCGTTCGGAAGATTGGTCCCTCCCAAATGATCACGTCTCCATTGCCAATCTGATGTAGAATATCTACAGGTCCGACACAGAGAGCCTGTGCGATGCTCCCGAAATATTTACTTCCCGTTTGGGTTTCTTGTTTAGCGCCCATACCGTTTTCTCATTGCGGCCACACTGGCGTTTTTAGCGCGACATCGTTTACATTGACGCGCTCCTTGGCTCATGCGTCTCTTTTTACACACGGGACATAACACCCACGGTTTGCGATTATTGGACATCTACTTTTTACCCTGCTGCTCCTCATCATCCGTGATGCGGAAATCAAAGATGGGAGTGATGTAGATGCCAGATATTCGCTGCGTCCCGAACAGAACCGGCAGCGGAACACCCTGCTCTGATTGACTGAAGTCCTTGGCTTTGATTTCGAAGTTGCGGCCAGCCTTTTTGGGGAACTGGCCAAAATTATAATTGCCTTGGACGATTTGTTGCGCACTCATGCCCGCAAACGATAGATGGCAAAGACATGCTTGTCTATAATCGGGTCAGCTATGTTTCCTTCGACTACTCCCCGACGGATCAGACTGTGCCATAGCGTAGGAGGTCGCGCCATAATAGCCATGTGATGCCCCGTCTTACCATTGGAGCAGAGCAACAGATCGCCAATCATGATGCTAGCCCGCTCAGAATCATCGAGATGACGAAATCGCAACATCGTCAATCCTCCACTGTCCCAGACAGGAATTAAGCCCGGCACAGCATTCATGTGATCAACGAAAACCTGAAGCATCTCTGGTCCACCACTGCGGCAGACATAACGAGGCCAGCGTACTTGAGGGATGGCTCCGAGATTAACCAAGACCGATTCGACAAATCGAACGCAATCAGCGCCGACACCACGCTTGCCGCAATATTCGATAAACGGTGTGCCGCGCCACGTCTTCAATTCCTCAAGGAGCCGCTCCACGTTTCCGGGTTGCTCGAAAAACCATTTCATGTCGGCAGTAACCGTTTCCGGCGGCGAGCAAATGCATGCATTGAACAACGCTCCCCTTTAGCTGGAAGCCCACACTCAACACATGCCCGGATTTCATTTGGACTTCGCTGCCGTCGCCTCTCCAAAAGTGCTCTCAGTTTTGCTAACATCGATTCATCGCCTCCATTTGCAACAGGATGAAATCGTTTCACCTGTGAACGGAACTTCTCATTTGTCATGTCTTCTTGCCTCCCCCTCCCTTAGGTCTTGAGAGCACTTCCATTTGCGGGTTGCGATTCGGCATGTAGCGATAGCCTTGGAAATTGTCGAGGTTATCAAACTTATCGTCACAAGTGACAATCCGCTTGTCGCAGCCGGCCCGCGCGTTGGCTATGTTTCCGACAATGGCTTTGCGAAATGGAAAGTTGATGTAGAGCTTGTTTGCGTCCTGGCCTACGCACGTGCGCCATTCGTCACCTATCTTCACCCGGCCGAGCGCAAACCAGTTTGGATCACCTTCCGCTGTGGCCTTGGCTCCGAAGGCAGTTGCCTCGATGTAATCGTCCGTGACAGTTATCAATGTGCCAGCCGTCGTGAACGTTGCTTCCACAACCTGACAGTTCACGTCATAGAGTCGATTGTTACAGGTCCGTTGCATGCCCATCTTGGGAATGTTCATTTCCGAGATGCGCAAGATGCTCGACACTTGAACGTCAATGCGGCCTTCCTCCTGGAAATTGATATTGTTCACCCGGCCCTCATACAATGGTGTCAATGGAGCGTAAGTGAAGCTGTCGAAATCACTGGCATGAATCGTTACGTTGATTGGCTCAAGCAAATTCTGGCCGATGTAATTCCTCAACGGATGAGCATCGTCGTCCGTGCTGATCTTCAACGATACTTCCTCGCTGATGAAGTCGATGCTCCTCGAGATGGCTGAGTGCGTGATGCTGGCCGCAGCCCAAGTGAAGCTTCCAATGACAACATCAATGCCCCAGTTTGCGTAACGGTAAATGGTGCCGTTCAACTCCAATTCGTAGAGATATATTGGCCGATGCCCCAAATGCACCATGCCGACGTGCCCAGAACCGAAGTCAGGAGTAATCGTCTCAGTCGGCAACTCCGTAAAGCCGCACTCGACCAGCGCCGTATCGTCCGTGAGGAACTGATAACTTATCTCGGTATCGGAGAATCGACCATAGATTAGACCAGCACATACTGTCACGTTCGCTGGAAACGTCGAACGCAAGTCGGCATCAAGAATTACAGTCTCAACGTCGCCCAACACAGACACGGATTTGATGCCGTAGAACTCCATGTTATCGCGCGTGAACAGAACGAGATGCTGGAACTGCGTACCGAAGGTCCATTTATCTTCCAGCCCGATCTTTTGAATCGTAATCGTATCGCCGCCGATGACTGCATCTGCCGTCAGCCAGTAGTCATTAAAGTAAATCGGAATCCAGAAGCCTCTAAGTCGGCCCAACATTTGAGACACGAACGAACGGAACAGTTTGATTTGATCCCGGCCCTCAAGGATATATTTGTATTTGAGAGTTCGCTTCGGTATGCTCGTTGGCTTCCACGGAGTCGCTAACCCGCTTCCTTCAGTCTCGTATGTGAAATCATCAAGCTGGCCGTGCTTTAGATTCTCGAATGTCGGGCGCGGTATGTCCAGAACTGGGCGCTCCAGGTAGCCGACTGGTTCGCTAATTTCTACTACGGGAGATTCCTCCAACCAATCTCCAAAGTCACCGAGATGATTCAACCCCACAAACGGGGCTTCCTCCAACCAGTCATCGAATCCTACGGGCATACAAATCAGAAGGCGACAATATTATCCCAGTAACACGGAGCACCACCGCCGCCGTCCACGTTGTTCCACAGTTCAACCCACACCGCTCCCCGCGCTGATGGTGTAACACTAATAGGCCCTATCGTCACCCAGTCTGTGCCGCTCGGCGCTGTGCCGCTCAGATCTACGGGAAGACCGATCTCCGGATTAGCCTTGATGATTACGGATGGACGCGGCGAAAGATTCGTTGGTTGCTTGACCTTCACCGCGATGAATCGTGCTCCTGCTTTCACAGACCAGCGGAGCCGATGCCTTCCTTTCTTATCCTGTCGCAGCGACGGCTGAATGGGATCGCCATCCGTATTTTCGCGTGCCCCGTTCACGTAATGCTCGCGCCCGATATCGATGGACCGGAAGCGCCACGGCGGGCCTTGGGGAGCATTAGCTTTTGTCAGTAGTCCTTTATTTACCGCCGACAGAAACCAGGGAGCGGCGATTGTTGTGCCTGCAATCGCAATAGATGTGCCTTTGGTCAATGACCCATTGTAGCCCAGTCCCGTGTTGCTGCCCCAACACGTTAAGAATGCCGTATGTGTCCCGGTTCCTGCATCAGTAATGTTCAGAGCCGAACCGCCTTCAACCAGTGATAGTTTGAATCGAGTCGCGGTGACTGCGATGACCCAATATTCCACCGCATTGCTCATCGGAGATGGCAGCACGTCGGTCGAGGATACCGCTACCCGATGCCCGACTATCAAGCCATTATTGAGAATCAACTCATCAGTAGCCGTATCAACCGTAAACGTTCCGAGTGTGATCGGCATGCCACTAATTCGTTTCTAACGTGTTACTCGTTTCAATGACATAAACGGAACTGCCTGCGCCTGCCGCCCCAAACGCAGCCTTGATAATGAGAAATGATTTCCCTGCCAATTCACCCACACCGTTGAAGGTATCGCCATCGACGACTGAAGCGACTGGATGCAGAAAATGCCAAAAACCACGTAGCCGGCCTCTCAAACCGTTTACTGGTGTAGTTATAGGATCGGTAATCCACACGGGAGATAAATACAATCCACCATCAGAAGGATTCGTGAACGGCACGACGCCGAATAATCCAGGATTACTAGTCGTTCCGAGCTTTACCAAATCTCCATGCTTGCTGAAATTCACTGAACCGCCTAAGCCGGTATGACCGCGTGCAAAGTAATGACCCTGGATTGCGGCAAAGGGGGTGGCTGATACAAAGTCACACAATTTACTACCTTGAGAATTCTCAGTGACGCCAGCAATCAGCGCCGACCGATACGGATCTCCTATTACTAAGCTATAAAAGTCTCCGAAATAGCATCCGAAGTAATTGTTCGCCGTATCACCAGTCAGAATGAATAGATAAAATGTGCGTGCATCTGCTGCCACAATCCATGCGCGCGCAGTGGCGTCCGCCGAGACGCTGATTCTGATATGCAATCCTGCGACTCCAGCTACCACCGCTCCCTGTGCTGCGGTTGAAAATGCTCCTGTGCCAGTATCCACATCGGTCATCGTCTCAAATCCCGTTGCATATGCACCCTGAGCGCCACCCGCTACAGCACCCCCGGTCGTAGGACGTAACGCATCATGACCAATTCTAACGTAGTGCTGGCTGCCACCGCCGCCCGCTCCTGTTCGGAATGCAGCTTTATTCGTTCCGGTAAACGGCTTGCTCCAGCCCGCCGCAACCTTGGAGCCATAGCCCGTCACAAGACACGCATCCAGCAGCGCAACCAGTGAACCAACTTGGCCGGTCAGAACTGGAGCCGAACCGTCGGTGCTTCGGTAAAGGGTAAATTGGGCCATAGCTTTTTATTCGTTTCGGGATTGGTCAGTCAGTTGATTGAACGTTTCCATAAATTTCACCGGAACATCAGCGTTGATGTCTGTCAGATGCGTCACTGTCGCCCGGTCCACGTCACCAATTAAGACCGGCATCACGCGGGTTCCTTCGGGCCAGTTTGATACCAAGCCAGACGATAGAGTCAATGTCGTTCCGCTCGGCGGCGCGACCAACTGAACAACCTCCCACGACTTGAATGACTCCCAAAGAATCGCGTAATCTACCAACACTGCCCACAGAGTATTCCCAACGTCATCGACCGACAGGACTGTTTCACCTATCGACGCTGCCTCAGTAAGTTGAACGTAATCATGCCAGACCGGCATCAGCATCGGCATTGACTGCGCCAGTTCCATAACCCTTCTGATGTAGCCCATCTCCTGTCCCGTGAGCGTTAACGTTTGATACGTTAGCTTGTAAAGTGGCCGTGGCCGTGTCCCGATTCGTTCCTCGCTTGTGTCCAGCGCCTCCGTCACGATGTCGCCGTAATCCACTCCAAGGCGTGGCGGCGTGCTCCAGTTCGGCTGTGTGCTGAACACCGGGATATCGACTCCTTTGTATTGCGGGACACTCATTTCCACCTTGGTCCCCACGGTGGCCTATTCGGAAT